CGCAGACTGACCGCATGTGGGAAATGCTAACCCGTGTATCAAAGCATATGGATATCGGCGGGCGCAAGTTTACCCCCGAGCAGTGGAAGTGCATCTACATGAAGGCCATGGGCAAGGAAGCAGACTTCCTGCCAACGCTGGACGGTTCAAGCTATTTCCCGACAGGCTTTCGGTCATCTGATCTTTCTGTGCAAGAAATGTCAGACCTGCAAACATTCATCGAAGCAAGCTGCGCAGAACGCGGTTTTGACATATGGGGCGAAGTTGTCCCGCGTCCCTAACGAACGCGGCCCGCTTGGCCCCAAGCCCGAAAAGCCCGCCAAGAAACCACGCAAGCCGATCCGCAAGGTTAGCCCCAAGAAAGAACGCCACAAGGCCGCAGAACGCGCGCTAGGGGCGTGGGAACACATGGCAGCGGTCAAGGCCCTGCCGTGCATTACATGCCACGCCCCGCCACCATCAGAAGCGCACCACGTAAGGGATGATGGAGAACCGCGTAGTGATCTGCGCGTGATACCTCTTTGCCCAAGTTGCCACACAGGCCCGTTCAGCCATCACAAAGCCCATAAGGCTTGGCGCGATATGTATGGTCGTGATTGCGATATGCTTGCGCGTGTAGCCGCCATGCTGGCAAAGTAGCCCGCCCCGGTTCGCAGCCAAGGCGGGCTTAAGGCCGAGGGATCAGCCAGGACAATCGCTAGGGCAAGCGACGGCCCGCAAGATGCCGTAAACGCTACGGCGACGATGCCGGGTTAGCCCCGGTATTACAGCCCGCCCATTACAGGCGGGAGGTAGGTTAAGCCGCGTCAAACAGTCCACCCGCCGATGCATCAGCTTCCGCCAAGTTGCGTCCAGCCAATGCGGCATACTCAGGCTTCAACTCAAACCCAAGATAGCGGCGGAACATCTTGATCGCCTGATAACCAGTTGAACCGATGCCATTGAACGGATCAAGCACAACGTCACCCGGCTTGCTGTAAAGCCGCAAACACCGTTCGATCACGTCAAGCTGTAGCGGGCAGACGTGGCGTTCGTCGTTCTCTGCCTTGGCCCCGCGCCACCCGTTCAAAACCTTTCCTTGGTTGATATCCATCCAGACCGGGCTTGCCAGCTTCTGCCATTCGTAAACATCAAACTCCGCATGCTTGATCAATTCCGCCAAGACTTCATCAGAAGGCGTTTCAGATGCCAGCCCTTGGCGGTGCATCTCTTTCAACCATGCCCGCGCAATCTTGACGGCCTCTTTGGTATCACCCGGCGCGCAATGTTCCACACGGTTAGGGTTTTCACCCGGCGCGCGAAACATCAGCATGTAATCAGGCATGCCGATACGGTTCATTGTGCTGTCCTTGCGAATTTGCTTATACAGCAATCCCAAGGCTTTCGTGCGCTGCATCTCTACCACGGGGTCCTTCCAGATCGTCACCCGGCTATGATAGATCATCCCGGCCTTTTCATGCGCGCGGATCACGTCACCAGAAAAGTCTTGTAGGCCAATGAACCCATGCTTGCCCTTGCGGGTTGGCAAGTCGGTGATGTGGATGCACGCCACCCGGCCCGGTTTCATCACGCGCGTCAATGCTTCGGCAAAGAAGCAGTATTGCTCAAGAAACTTGCCGCCTTCGCCAGCGTTCCCAAGGTCACGCTCACTATCAGAATACACAAACAAATCCCCAAAAGGGATGCTTGTCACCATGCAGTCAACAGACTGTGCAGGCATTGCGTGCATCCCCTCAATGCAATCCGAGTTATGCAGCGCCCACCACTTGCCTTGATATTCAGGTTGTTTCATTTTCACTCTCCCTTGATCCATTCAGGAAACGCCAGATCCAGCGGACGGTCATATGCCACCCTGACGCTTGCTTTGCTTTGTGCCGACCGCATAGCCTCAGCCATGCGGCGCTTCATCTCGTCATGCTTGGCAGATTTGACGTTGATCACGTCCCAGATGCTTGCCTCTGTGTCACTCATAACAACGTCATTCCGCACGCGCTGCGATTGCCCAAACCGATGCGAACGGCGCTTTGCCTGATAGTGCTGTTCGTAGCTGAAACTGATCGATGCAAAGACAGCATGCGCGCAATGCTGCCAGTTGACGCCAAACCCTGCCAGTTTTGGTTTGCATACGATGGCGCGATATTGACCATCCGCAAAGCCCAAAAGACGCCGTTCTTTTTCGTCTGGGTCTTGATCGCCGCGCACCTCAATAGCCCCATCAATCGCCTTTGTCAGATATGCACTTTCCTCATTGGTTTCGCACCAGACAGTGACGGGTTTGTCATGTGTGGCAAGTTCTGCCGCAAGGTCACAACGTTGCCGCAATGTCAGCTTCTTTTCTTCGTGAAAGCTGGTTGCGGACATTTCGGGGATGCGAAACAGCATGCCCTGTTCAACGTTCTGCATTCGATCAGCCGCCACGATATGCGACCGCTCGTCAATCGGCTGCAAGATGTAGCCTGTATCATCGCCGCCAAGATCGCTCGGAAGCGTGGCGCACCGCGACCATGAAGCGACAAAGCCCCAGAAGTCAGCCGCCGCATGCCCTTTCAAACGCCAATCTTGCGATGCCGTTGATGTGTCATTGATAAACCACTTTGACAGCATTTCCTGTTGCCGCATGACGCCAAGGAATTCGGCATGGTTGCCAAGTTCGGTATGGTCATTAGGCGATGGTGTCGCAGTCGCTGCCAGCTTGTAAGCGGTATCCTTGAAAGCCTCTTGGATCAGCGCCCGCGTCCTTCCTTGGTAGCTTTTCAGGATGCTGCTTTCATCCAAGATGATCGCGCCAAACGACGCCGGGTCAATTTTAGGCAACCGTTCGTAGTTGGCAACCATCACGCCCGCCCCTACTTCCGATTGATCCCGGATTTGGCGTGCGTCAATACCGAATTTATGACCCTCCCGCACCATCTGGCCAGCGACCGCAAGCGGCGTCAAGATGAGGGAAGGCTTGCCCGTTTCTTCTGCGCATTGCCGCGCGAATTCCAGCTCGATAAACGACTTGCCAAGACCCGTATCCAAGAACGCGGCGGAACGGCCAAGGTTCAAGGCGAATTCCAAAACCGCAGTCTGATGTGTCTTGGCATTGACATTGATAGGTTTTGGGTCAAAGCCGGACGGCGCAAGCGAAGTTGCCCGCCCCGCGATGAATTCCCGATACTCTTGCAGGCTCATGCTTTCCCCCCTTGTGCCAGGCTGATTAACAGATCGCGGAATTCCGGCGGTGTCCCGATCCTAGCGATGCTGTCTTTGCCGCCGCCTTTGAACGCGAGTTCACCCGCGCGCTTGCAGTATGCCAGCCCGTGCTTGGCGATAGCCTCCGGCGGGAATGTCGGTTCACTGATGCCCCAACGCAATGCAGGCAGATCAGTGCCCACCGCGTAAAGCAACGTTGGCTTGCGCGCGTAGTGACCGTATCGGCCCTGTTCAACGCAACAGGTCCAGCCTTGCCATTTGGTGCCGGGAAGTTCCGCCGCAATCCATCCGCCCGAACGTGGTGGAACATTCAGCCCAAAGTGGGGCCAAGCATGACTGCCCCAAGGGTGCTCCAAAACGCCGCCATATCGCCTGACCGCATCAAGTGCAGCGGCAAAACAGCCGCCGTCATCGCCCTTGATCTTGCGCTCACCTGTGCGCTTGATCCATAGCGGCTGGCCTGCCCATAGCTTGCCCCACCGCTGGCATGGCGGATGCGCGACAACCGGATGCGGCCCGGCGTATTGGCGGGCATCCCGCGCTTCATCCCATGGGTCAATGCCTTCCAGGTTGTAGTAACTGCCCCCGGTTTGAACGTATAGCGCGGCAATCATTGCCCCGCGTCCTTGTTCAGCCATTCGGCGCGGATTGCCTTGATATGACGCCGCGCCGTGGTTAGCCCGATGTCAAGGTTTGCGGCGATTTCGCGCGGTGCAATGCCGGGATTATCCAGCAAAACCTTGCGCACAAGTTCCCGTGTTAGATCAATTGTAGCCATGTTTTCCGCCCATTTTGGTTTCATTGCGCCATTATGGTCATTTTCCTGTTGACCTGTCAACCCTCATATGCAACAAGGGGTGCAGATCACAAGGCAATGACGCCGAAAAGGGAGAATGCAATGACAATGCAGGTTGGACGGACATACATCACAGAGAAAGGCACGCAGGAAGAAGTTCTTCTGGTGCGTGACGGCATTGCCTATTGCGCATCGCCAAGCAGCCGCCCGCAAACCCTCTACGGTTGGGATGCCGAAACGGGGCAATCTCTTTCGCTCAATTCACAATACGACATCAGGAAAACTGTTGTGCTGTCCGAGGTGCCAGCATGACCTACCGCGCCCCCGAAAACCTGACCATCGCAGAACTGCGCGCTGAGATTATCGGCATGGAAAACACCGAACGCCTGGGTGTTGACGGTATCGCCATGATGCGCCGCTATGAGCAAGTTTTGTGGCAGAAACTGGAACAAGCCGCCAAGGAAGGGGTGCCGAAATGACCCCCGGCAACACCATGGCAGAATTGCCACGCGCGATTGCTGATCTGTGCAATATTGTGGAGAAGAAGTGATGGATGATGTGAAGCATACGCCGGGGCCGTGGGGCGTTGGTTCGCGCCACACCAGTGGCGGCGTATACACCGAAAGCGGCGATCTGATTGCCAATACACATGGGGCGCAGCGCAACTTCAAGCGCGATGAGCAGATTGCAGAACAGGACGCCAACGCCCGCCTGATCGCCGCCGCGCCGGATTTGCTGGCTGCGCTTCGCAAGACGGTCGCGCAACTGGAAAAAGTCCATGACGATGCATTTAATCAGGCAATCGGCCATGGGCTCTGCACAACGGATGGCCGGGCGTTTTCGTGCATGGAATTAAACAGATGCAGCGATGTGGCAAAGGAAGCCCTTGCCGCAATCGCCAAAGCAACGGGGGGCGCGTGATGGAGCAACTGTCACTATTTGCGCAATTTGTCGGGGCTTTCCTAAAGGGCGCGGGGTGGGCTATCGGCCTGATCTGGGGCGCGAAATACGCAATGGGGGTGATGTGATGAACGACCTCGCACACCACGCCAACCTGCGTGATGGCGGCAACCTGCCCGCCAGGCCGTATCGGTGGACCTATGCGCATACAGCGGCGCTGATCGTATCGGGCCTGCTGGTGATGATGTTTGCAATCCTTGGGGGGTGGTGATGACAAACATTGCTGCAGAATTTACACACAAGGGAATTGCACTTGTCAGAACGTGCTACGCCTGCCCAGAGCAATATGACGCATATGATGGGACGGGGCGTCGTGTTGGTTATTTTCGGTTGCGTCATGGATGGTTTACGGTCGAAAAATATGCACCGGGCGGCGATTTGGTTTTTGATGCAGAACCGTATGGTGACGGCATTTTTGAATCTGACGAACGCGAAAGATATCTGATCGCGGGGATCGAAGCGTTGAAGGCGGCGCTATGACCACCACCGCCGCAATAATCGCCGCCGGGGAGGCCCGCGCCGATGCAATGCGCAATCAACCGCGTGATACGTTAATCAGAATAGCACCCGAACCGCGCCCGCCGTGGTTGGTGCGTGTGTGGCCGCATGGCGTCCTAGCGTGTGTGTTTATCTTGGCATTGATAGGGGTTGGGAATGACTGACAAAATGCAATTGCGCATTACTGGCAAAAACAGTGACGGCGAATATTGGCTGCATTTGGTTGGCGGCGGTCAAAACGCCGGATTTAACCTTGGTGATCCGCAAAAAATGGTCGGCGCGGCTTTGCTTATGGCCGTTGCGGGAAAGAAATTTGTGCCCGCCGATGGTGTTGACGCCATGGTTGCCGAGGCCGTGGCGAAAGAGCGGGAAGCGTGCGCGTGGACAGCGACAAGTTTCCTTGTCGGTGATCCGGCCAATGGTGTGCCACTGCGCAGCCCCGGCCCGCATGATGTGGCAAAAGCTATCCGCGCAAGGGGGCAATCATGACTGATCTTGCAAAGCTGGTAACGCGGCTGGAGTGGGTGCAAAAAGACAAGCAACCCGCTCACGCCGTTTCTACAATCGGGACATATCTTCTGTCGAAAGATTTTGACGGCTGGTATTGGATGCGCACCAGTGGCGGGCAGTTGGTAGACATGTGTGCCAGTCCGTTCCCTGATGAACATGCCGCCAAAGCCGCAGCCCAAGCCGACTATGAGGCCCGCATCCTTGCCACCCTCAACACCGCCGCCCTGCAAGGGCTGGTGGAGGCGGTTGAAGGTCGTTTGCGATCCGGCCATGACGGCCAATGCCCAGCCATTAGCTATAGAATTAACACCTGCACTTGCTTGCACGACCACCTTGCCGCCGCCCTCGCCCGCCTGAAAGGAACCACGGCATGACCATCGACACATCACCCGCCGCGATTGCGGCAGTATTGGAAGGCGTGACGGAAGGTCGTTGGACGGTATCTGGGCCAGTGTATAACCAAGTGATTTGGTCATCTGCTGAAAATCGGGTGGCGTTCATGGCGCACTCTAACGGCCTTAATGATGACCGCGACATAGCCACAGCCCGCTTCATCTCATGGTGCCGCGAAGGTGTGCCCGCCCTTGCCGCCGAACGTGACAAGTGGGAAGCCGGATGGGCAGAGGCCGAGGGCAAACTGTCGGACGCGCAGCACACCATCTCTACCCTACAGGCACGGGTGGCGGAGTTGGTGGGGGAATATGCGCGTGGGGTGAATGATGCGGCTGGTGCTGTTGCGCAAGGATGGTGTTTGCCTGATACATCGCATATCGAAATGGACGTAACGCTTGCACAGGGGATACAAGCCGCCATCCGCGCCCTTCTGACCGATGGCAAGGGGGTGGAGTGATGGGCCTTCCCCACCTCGCCCTTTCCATCCGCCAGCCGTGGGCTTGGGCGATCATCAATGCGGGCAAGGACATTGAAAACCGCGACTGGAAAACGAGGGTTCGCGGCCCGGTTTGTATCCATGCGGCCAAAGGCATGACCGAACGCGAATGGGAAGATGCGATGTCGTTTATCGACACCGCATTTCCGCGCCCGTTGGTTTCTCAGCTTGGCAGGCGGCGTTCTGCCCAAGGGTCGGAGGAGGCAAAGCGCGGTGGCATCATCGGCGTGGCTGACATTGTGGATTGCGTCGAGGCAAGCGACAGCCCGTGGTTTTTCGGTCGCTATGGCTTTGTCCTGCGCAACGTCCGACCCGTCTCTTTCATCCCGGTCAAGGGGGCCTTGGGCTTATTTGACTGGCGCAAGAACCTGCCCGCTGGCAAGGGGGTGGGGTGATGAACGCGCCGGAAACGATATGGCTGGCTGATCCAGAAAACGCTCAGGAAATGGGGCGAAAGATCAGCAGTCAACATAACGCATTTGGCTTGGAAAGGCCGCTTATCAAGTACCGCCGCGCCGACCTGCCCCCGACTGACGCGCAGATCATGGCACACCCCAAGGTGAAAGCGTTGGTGGAGGCATTGCAATACATATACGACAATGGCGACGGCTATGACGGGCGGTCAATGGCCCGCGACGCTCTCGCAGCAATGGAGCCGCCCCATGAATAACGACCAGATGGCGCGCAAAATTGGCGCGAACATGAGACGCCGCCGTTCAGACCTCGGCCTATCGCTGCAAGACGTCGCGAACCGTGCGGGCATGAGCAAAACAAACGTATGGGAATTGGAACGTGGGAACAACCCAAACCCTACGCTCCGTTCGGTGATGGCAATAATGCAGGCGCTTTATATGCCCCTGAATGAATTGCTAGGCTTTGACGCTTCACAGCCATCACTCACTGAGCAGGAACTAGCTTTAATTGCCGCACATCGGCAGATTTTTGGAGCCGCCCCATGAACGTTGAAGCACTACGCGCGCTGGAAAAGGCCGTGGAAGCGGGGGAGTTCCCCGCCGATGTATCAGCGCGTGATCTTGGCCTTGATAAAGAATACGGCGGATTGCCAGTCATCAGGACCATGTATCGCGCCTTTAACAACTCCACGGACGCCGCCCTGTCGCTACTTGCATCGGTGCTGCCGGAGTGGAAGTTACATCAATTGCACCAATTCCCAGCGGGGCATTGGCTGGCCGGAATATATCAGTTTAAAGAAGATTGGCCGAAATGGGTGGAATGGCCATCACACAGCGCGAGAGCAGACAGCGCCGCCCGTGCCATCCTACTCGCTATAATTCGCGCCTTGATCGCTCAGGCCGAAGCTAAGGGGGTGGGGGAATGACTGGCACGTTCATTCAATGCCCGCAATGCTACGATCATGGCTATGTCTTGTGGGTTTATCCCGAACGCAAGCCCCGACCCGCGCACTGGTTTACGAGCGGCCCGCATGGTGAGCGCCCTATCGAATGCGACTGCGCTGCGTCAGCGCCTTTGGTGGATGCAAAGGGGGAATGACGCAACCAGCCCCGCCAAAGAAAAAGCCCCCGCCGATTAGGCAGGGGCAAGGTTGATGCAAGGAAGCAGTGGGGCCAAGCTATACCACCCCACACCCCGCGTCAATCACCATCCCGCATATGCCGCAAGCGTTTCCAGCAATTCCAGCCCGGTTTCGCGCATGGCTTCAACATCAGCCCCGGCCAATGCCGCTGCATGATCCGCCGCCTTTGGTTTCAACCGTTCAAGCGCCGTGTTCCCTGGCGAAGTCGGCAAGCCTACGCACGCGCTCAGCGTCAGTAGTGACGCCACCAAGATCAGTTTCTGCATCGGTTATCCTTTCGTGCGCTGCGTCTGTTGCCTTAGACGCCGCCAAATCGCGCGCTACAGAGCCGGACCGCCGCCCAGCCATCCATACGCCCCAAACCGCCACAAGCCCTGCCAGCGCCCCTGCCAGCCATTCCCACGGGATAACCGCGCTGATAGCCTGCCAGATCACCGCACACCCCACTTGCGCCACACCGCTAAGAACGCCAGGCCATTGCCCACGGTCTGCACCGCAGTCAGAGCGGCCTCTCGCAGGTTGAACGGCGCGATGTCGATCACCCACGTATCAGCGTCAAAGCTGGCATAACCCGCCAATGAAAGCCCCCCGGCTGCAAGGCCAAGGATATACAGAAACGCGCGCATCGGTGTCATGTGAGAACCTCAATCATCGTTGCATTGGGATACAGAAACGCCGCGACATCAAGCGCCACGGCAAGCGGGATTGCTTCAAAAACCAGATCAGCGCGGTTCATAAAGCCATTGCCGGGGAAGTGCGCGCGGATTGTCATTTGAGGCCACCGAACAACTTCACCAGCGCAGCAATGAACGCGGCAAGCCATCCGGGCTTGCCGTCAGTATCCGGCGCGGGGCTGTC